AACGCATCTCCAGCGCGCGGCCTGGGCCGCTCTCGGCCATCCAGCAGGGGTGCGGAAAATGCCATAGGTTTAGCCCGCAGGCGTGGTGGGGGGACGACGGCGCGCGCCGAGTGCTATAAGGTCTGCCACCACAGGCGGGGAGTTGATATGGACGTTGAGATGGGTACGGTGTTGACTGCGGCGGCGACCGTCTTGGTAGCTGTAGCTGCTGCGATCGGTTCGATCACGACTGGTTGGCTAGAAAGACGCCACAGAAAGCGGGCGATAGCTGCTGCGCTTCTCGCTGAAGTGAGTGCGCTGTCAGCCATTATTCGCCGCAGGAAGTACCGAGAAGATCTGGACGAGGCGGCCCAGCACGTGCGTGTCACTGGGGATTGTTATCAGCTTACAGTCCCGGTGCCCTCTCATTACTGTCGGGTTTACGCGGCAAACCTTACGGCTATTGGCCTTCTCGATCCGGACCAGGCGAGTAAGCTGGTCGAGTTCTATCAGCTGGTAGACAGTGTCGTTCAAGACGTCTCGCCGGGCGGAGTGCTCGCTTCCGGCTCGGACTCCGCCGCCGACTTTACAGACGCCAAAGACTTGCTCAACGATGCTCTCGCTATCGCTGAGCTGCTTAGACAGTAAAAAGCCGCCTCAAGGGCGGCTTTCTTCCTTACGGTTTCGGCTCAGTTCTTCGTCGGCAACTCAAACGGCTTGAACCGAATCACCTCATCCCCCAGCCATTCGTTCACCTGGGCCAGCCGCGCCTGGATCGGCTCCAGCTCGTTGACGGCCCAAACCTCCGCCGCCTCGCGCAGTGAGCCGAACCCGCCGGCGTTGGTTGGCACGATGCCCATCAGCTGAGGCGGGATTCGCAGCGCGGCGAGCAGATCGTCGCGGCTGATGTTCTTGATCGACCCGAACTCATCCTTCGCCGCCACCTCGCTCACCGGGATCAGCTGCAGCCCGTCCTTCTTGCCGTTCGGCGCGTAGACGAACAGGTTGCGGAAGTTGCCCGGCCCCTTGGCCGACTTCAGCGCCTGGCGCAGCGCGTCGACGTCCGCCTCATTCTGGCTCGCGTCGGTCATGTACATGATGAAGCCGGCATGCGACCCGTTCTGGTAATACTTGCGGCGGAAGAGGGTGGCCGACTCGTTCAGCAGCGCCGACTGCAGCGCCGACAGCCACTCCGGCAGCCCGTACACCTCCTGGTTGATATCCGCCTCGCGCAGGTGGCAGATGCTGCCGCGCTCGAACTCATGTTCATCCTTCCACCCGCGCACCTGGAAGTAGGTCTCCAGATCCGCACCGCGGCGCATGTACTTCGCCAGCGTCGGCTGCAGGGCCAGCGCCTGGCCGAGCCGGTTGCGCCGCCGTTCCAGGTACGCATTGCCGCACCAGAGCCAGTCCAGCGCGAACTGGCCGAACGCCTGCCGGTTCAGCAGGCGATGCGGAATGAAGGTGCGCTCGAGCATGTTGCGCTTGAAGTTGAGCCCGCTCTGCAGGAACACGCTCGCCCGCGTCGACTTCGCCAGCCCATCCAGCGACAACGGCGGTTCGTACCACTTCCCGTTGAGCCAGCATTCCAGGTAGTCGAGCAATTCGCGCCCATCGAGCACCGGCAGAGGATCGCCGAAGGTGAAGGCCTCCACGCCAGGGGCGGGGGCGGTGGTCAGTTCGCTCATCAGCAGATCTCCATGAATCCAGTGTTCGCCGAGGTCTGCCCCTCGAGCGGTTCGTTGTGCAGGGCGTGGAACAGCGCCCACGCGAGGTCGGCGTGTCCGGTCTCGTCGTTGCGCCCGGCGGTGTAGGTCATCTGGCGGCCCGAGGCGGTGATCGTCTTGCGAATCGCCATCAGCGAGCTGGCCACGTCCGTCCAGCCGGCATCGAATTCCAACCGGCCTTTGCGGATCACGTCGTAGGCCTTGAGCACCAGGCGCGTCTTCACCTCCGGCGAGTAGCTGAAGGTGGTCACGTTGGGGAAGAACTGGCGGACCAGCTGTGCCACGCCCGAGCCCAGCCCGGTCACGTCCACGCCGATATAGGTCACCCAGTAGCGGTTGCAGGCCTGGCGGATCGCTTCGGCCTGGGCGGCGAAGTCCATCCCGCGAAACTGATGGCGCTCCAGGATGCGGAACTTGCCGCCCGGCACCGCTGGCGGGGCGACCACCACCATGCCCGCGCTGTCGCCTGTCTCGGCCGGGTCGTAGCCGATCCACACCGGCCGGTCGCCCAGCGGGCGCGCCGCGAACGGCTTGTAGTCCTCGCCCCATTCGACCCAGCTGTCCACCATGCACGGCTGCAGCATCGTCAGCGGGAAGATGCTCGCCCCGTCGTCGACGAACTCGCACATCAGCAGGTTGGCGAACTGCTCGGCGTTGTACTCGAAGCGCAGCTCATCCAGGTCGAACAGATCGCAGCCGCGGCGCTCGGCATCGAGGATGGTCACGATCTGCCGCCAGATCTTGTCCTCCCGGCACAACTTGCCCGGGGCCAGCGTGTCGTGGCGCAGGTCGATCTTCACGTGCTGCGCCGCCGGCTTGCCTTTGTTCAGCCGCTCACCGGTCCACCACTTGTACGCCGGGTGCCCCATGCTCGACGGCGTCGAGAAATACGTCTTGCGCCACTTCTTGTGCAGCGCCATGCCCGACGCCACCTTGTTCAGCTCGTCGAAGCCATGCACCCAGAAGAATTCATCGAAGTAGAAGTTGCCGCTGCGCCCCTGGGCGGTGCGGTAGTTGGTCCCGAGGAAGTGCAGCTCCGCGCCGTTCCACAGAACGATCGGATCGCCCGTAAGCTGCCGGCCCAGCGCCTCCTGGACGAACGCCTGCATGTAGTTCTTGAACTGGTGCGCCTGCGCCTTGCTCGCCGAAAGGAAGATCTGATTACGCCCCGTCAGCAGCGCGTCGATCAGCGCCTCGCGGGCGAAGTAGAAGGTCGCGCCGATCTGGCGTGACTTCAGAATCATCCGCGTGCGCATGTTGATTGCCCGGTACCAGTCCAGCTGGTACTCGAAGCAACTGTCGCGGAAGGCCTCCTCCAGCAGCTCGATCTCGCCCTCGTCGAACTCGTTGCGCTTGGGCGCCTTCTTCGGCCCAGCGTTACGTGCCTCAAGGTTCGGGTTCAGCTCCGCCTGGGTACCACCGTCCTGGAAGCGCTGGATTCGCGCCTGCCGCTCCAGCTGGCGGTGCAGCAGGTCGATTTCCTTGAAGTCGCCGCCGGTCTTGCCGTCCTTGAGGATCAGCTGCACGAGCCGAGCCTCCAGCGCGCCACCGATCCGCTCGACATTGTCCGCGCGGTCCCATTCGTCCCGGGTTTTCCAGGAGTGGACGGTCTTTTCCTTCTCCTCCAGGAAGTCGGCGATATCCGTCACCCGCCACCCCATCCAGTACAGATGGCGAGCGGTGCGGCGTGGATCCTGGACGGGAATTTCAACGGTCGGTGCATTCATGGCGCCGATGCTGCCGCTCGCGCGCGCGAGTCGTTACTCCGGCGCCCTGTACGTCCAGCCAGTACAGGGCGCGCGAATTGCCCGCGTGGCGCGGGCTGCCGACCATGCCCTCACTACCTGCCCAGCAGCCACCAGTTGAGGACAGCCCGCATGGCCGGCAACAGCAAAAAGTACCGCTCCAAGTTCTTCCGCATTGGCGTGGAAGGTGCCACCACCGATGGCCGCAAGATTGAGCGCAGCTGGCTCGAGGAAATGGCTGCCAGCTATAACCGCGACACGTACGGCGCGCGGATCAACATCGAGCACATCAAGGGCTTGTCCCCGGATTCGCAGTTCGGTGCCTATGGCGACGTGGTTGCACTCAAGGGCGAAGAGACCCAGATCAACGGCGAGACCAAGTACGCGTTGTTTGCCCAGCTTGAGCCCAACGACGCCATGCTGGCCCTGAACAAGAAGGGTCAGAAGATCTACACCTCGATGGAGATCCAGCCCAAGTTCGCCGACACCGGTAAGGCCTACCTGGTCGGCCTCGCGCTCACCGACAGCCCTGCAAGCCTCGGCACCGAGGCACTGGAGTTCAGCGCGCAGCACGGCACCCTGACCAGCCGTAAGCAGGACAAGGACAACCTGTTCACCGCTGCCGAGCCGGCCGAGCTGGAGTTCGAAGAAGTCGCCGAGCAAACCGACGACAAGACCGCCGGCCTGTTCTCCCGTGTGGCCGCAGCCCTCGGCAAGTTCAAGGAGAAGGAAGGTAAGGACTCGGCTCTGTTCGCTGAACTGGGCCAATCCGTCGAAGCCATCGCCGACCACGTCGCCGAGCAGGGCAAGGCCTTTGCCGCCGAGTCCAAGGCCCGCGCCGAGCTGCAGACCGCCCACGACCAACTCGCCACCCAGTTCGCCGACCTGCTCAAGCGTCTCGGCAATACCCACGACCACAACCAACAGCAGCGCCCGGCGGTAGCGGGCGGCAACGGCCAGATCAAGACCCAGTTCTGAGCCCGCTCACACCCATCGCCCCGGAGAAACAACATGCGTAACGAAACCCGCCTCGTATTCACCGCCCTGGCTGCGCAGATCGCTCTGCTCAACGGCGTGGCCAGCGCCACCGAGAAATTCAGCGTCACCCCATCGGTCCAGCAGACTCTGGAAACCGCCATGCAGGAGTCCACCGACTTCCTCGGCCGGATCAACCTGATCGGCGTCATCGAGCAAAGCGGCGAGGCACTGCTGCTTGGCGTGAATGGCCCCATCGCCGGGCGCACTGACACCGCTGGTGGCAACCGCCGCACCCCGGCGCAGCGTCAAGCGCTGGCCAAGGACAGCTACAACTGCGTCCAGACCAACTACGACAGCGCGTTCCCGTACTCGCTGCTGGATGCCTGGGCCAAATTCCCCGACTTCCAGGTGCGCCTGACCAACGCCATCATCCAACGCCAGGCGCTGGACCGGATCATGGTCGGCTTTAACGGCGTCAGCGCCGCCGCCGCCACCGACCGCACCGCCAACCCGATGCTGCAGGACGTCAACATCGGCTGGCTGCAGAAGATCCGCGCCAAGGCGCCGGACCGCGTGATTGACGAAGGCGTCGAGGGCTCGGGCAAGGTCACCGTTGGCGCCGCCAAGGTCATCAAGGTGGCGGGCGTGGACACCGAGATCAGCGGCGACTACCAGACCCTAGACGGCCTGGTGTTCGATGCCATCCAGACGCTCGATCCGTGGCACCGCTCCCGTCCGGACCTGGTCGTACTCGTCAGCCGCGACCTGATGCACGAGAAACTGCTCAAGGCCGTGGAGAAGGGCGCCGCGTCCAACCAGGAAGAGAATGCTGCTCAGGAAGTCGTCAGCCGCGCGCGCCTCGGCGGTCTGCCGGTGGTTGATGCGCCGTTCTTCCCCGAGGGCACCGTGCTGGTCACCTTCCTCAAGAACCTGTCCATCTACTGGCAGGAAGGTGCTCGCCGCCGTCACCTGAAGGATGAGCCCGAGTACGACCGCATTGCCGATTACCAGTCCAGCAACGATGCCTACATCGTTGAAGACTTCGGCGCCATTGCCCTGGTGGAGAACATCGAGGCGATGACCTACCCGGCACCGACCGAGGCTTAACCCATGGCCCTGACCCTCGCCCAGCGTACCCAGCTGCGTAAGCGTGCCGCCCTGGAGGCGGCCGCCACCGCGCCGGCGCAAACCATGGCCGGCGCTACCACCTACGAACTGCAACTCGCCCAGCTGCACCAGGATCGCCTGCGCCTGAGCAACATCCAGTCCACTGAGGGCAAGGTTGCGCTCAAGGTGCAGCTGCTGCCGGCCTACGTCCCATACGTGGACGGCGTGTTGGCCGCCGGGCGAGGCGCACAGGATGACGTGCTGACCACCATCATGGTCTGGCGCATCGACGTAGGGGACTACGCCGGCGCCCTTGACGTTGCCGACTACGTGCTCAAGCACGGCTTGGCCATGTCGGACCGCTTCGAGCGCACCACCGGCTGCCTGATCGCCGAGGAAGTGGCTGAGGCCGCCCTCAAGGCCCAGAAAACCGACGGCACCTTCGAGCTGGGCCTGCTGCTGCGCACCGCCTCGATGACTGATGAGCAGGACATGCCCGACCAGGCGCGCGCCAAGCTCTATCTCGCCATCGGCCGGGCCAACGCCACCGCAGCCGGTGCGATCGATGAACAGGCCGAACAAGCCGAGTGGCTGAAGATGTCGCACAAGTACCTGGTGCGCGCCATCGAGCTGCACGACAAGTGCGGCGCCAAGAAAGATTTGGAGCGCGTCGATCGCCTCCTCAAGAAACACGCGGAAAGCAAGCCAGCCACCATCGGCCCCGGTGAGCCACCAGCGAACGACCAGCCCAACCCTGACCAGGGCAACGGCGAGCCGAACGCAGAAGGCGCCCCGTCCGATACCGGCCCCGGTGAGCCATCAGCGAACGACCAACCCGCCCCCGACCAGGGTGCCGGCGAATCGAACGCAGAGGCGAGCACGACCGATACCGGCGTGCCACCCGCTAACTGAGCGTCCCCACGCACCCCGGCGGCTCGGTGCGGATCAGCAGGTTTACTCCTTGGCCCAGCTGTGAAGCCCCGACCACCGCCGACCTATTCGAGCCGCGACCATGAGCGCCTTCATCGCCACCAATGCCCCGGCAGCCGCCGATTCGTTCCCGATTACTAACGACGGCTGGTTCCCCGACCTGGACGGCGCCCACCTGCGCGCTGCCCTGCGCCTGGACGGCAGCGTGACCGATGCCCGCCTCGAGGTCGCCACCGTCAACGCCCTGATTGAGGTCAACCGCGAGCTGAGCCTCTACCGTCGTGCCCGTGAGGAAGAGGGCCACGCCAGCCTTGCCGACGTGCCTGCCTCCCAGCTCCAGGGCGAGAGCTACCTGGTGCACCTATACCGCCGCGCTATTGCTTGCAGCGCCGGAGCCGAGCTAGCCGAGCGCATGCGCGACTACAGCGCCACCGGTGACGGCGCCGAACGCGCCGAAGCGCTGACCCCGACCGCCGACGAATACCGCCGCGACGCCCGCTGGGCCATCCGCAACATCCTCGGCATCACCCACACCACCGTGGAACTCATCTGATGGCCAGCCTGCGCGCCCAGCAGGGCGACACCGTAGACGCCATCTGCTGGCGGCACTACGGGCGCACCGCTGGCGTAGTCGAGCAGGTCCTCGATGCGAACCCCGGCCTGGCCGACCTCGGCCCGGTCATCCCGCACGGCACGCTGGTCCAGCTGCCGGAACAGGCCGTGCGCGCCGAACAACGCCAAATGGTGAACCTATGGGACTGATCTACCTCGCCCTCTACAAGGGCCGCGGCACGCTGTTCAACCGCCTGATCCGTCTCTGGACGCGCTCCAAATACAGCCACTGCGAGCTGGTCCTGCCTGATGGCCGCTGGCTTTCGGCCTCGGCCATGGATGGCGGTGTGCGCGCCAAGCACATCGAGCTGAACCTCGAGCACTGGGATTTGATCCCGCTGCGCTGGGGGGACTATCGCCAGATCGCCCGCGTGTTCCGCGCCAACGCCGGCCAGGGTTATGACTACTTCGGCCTGTTCGGCAGCCAGCTCCTGCCGGTCGGCCTGCACAGCCGGCATCGCTGGTTCTGCAGCGAGTTCTGCGCCGCCGCGCTCGGCTTCCCCATGCCGCAACGCTACAGCCCGGCTCAGCTGGGCGAAGTGGTCCAGCACATCAACACCCTCACGCCCAGCGGACAGTGGAATGAAACGCATGCATGACCGTCCCGAAATGGCCTGGCTCGCCACATGGCTCCAGGAGAATTACCCGATCCTGTATGCGGCAGGCCTGTCCGGTGCCATCGCCGGCTCGCGGCTAATGCTCGGCGGCGGATCGCTGCGACGCATCGCCATCGAGTCAGTCGTCTGCGGCTTGATCACCCTGGCTGCGAGCAATGGTCTGGCGCTGTTTGGCATTCCGCAGGAATACGCCCCGTTCTTCGGCGGCATCATCGGCCTGATCGGCGCTGAGGGCGTTCGCGCCGGTGCCAAGCGCCTGTTCGAGCGCAAGGTGGAAAGCGTATGAGCGAACTCCTGATCATCGGCTCGCGCGGCCTCGCCGTGCGCAACCTGCAGGCCGCGCTCAAGCTGGCCGGCTTCGCTGTAGCCGTGGACGGCGACTTCGGCGAGCAGACCGAGCGCGCCGTCGCCGCCTTCCAGCGCCGCGCCGGCCTGGTGGACGATGGCGTAGCCGGGCCTAAAACCCTGGTTGCGCTCGCCGGCCGCGACACCTCCAAGCTACTCAAGCGGCAGGATCTGCAGCAGGCCGCCGAACGCCTCGGCGTACCGCTGGCCAGCGTCATGGCCGTCAACCAGGTGGAAAGCAGGGGAGAGGGCTTTGCCAGCAACGGCCGCCCGGTGATCCTGTTCGAGCGGCACGTCATGCACGCCCGCCTGCAGGCCAATGGGCTGAGCGAAGCGGAGGCCGATGCACTGGCCGCCAAGCATCCCGCCCTGGTCAACCGCAAGGCCGGCGGCTACATCGGCGGCACCGCCGAGCATCAACGCCTCGCCCAGGCGCAGCAGATTCATGCCGTCGCTGCGCTGGAGTCCGCCAGTTGGGGCCTGTTCCAGATCATGGGCTACCACTGGCATCGCCTCGGCTACTTCGAGGCCCAGCACTTCGCGGACACCATGGCCTTGAGCGAGGCCGCCCAGCTCGACGCTTTCGTGTCGTTCATCGAAACCGACACCGCGCTGCACAAGGCTCTCAAGGGTAAGAAGTGGGCCGAGTTCGCGCGCCGCTACAACGGCCCGGCCTACGCCCGCAACCTCTACGACGTGAAGCTGGCCCGGGCCTATGCCCAGTTCGCCGGCGAGCAGGAGCGGGCAGCATGACCACCGCCCGCCAACTCACCTACGGCCTCGCCCTGGTCGCCGCGCTCTGCCTGCTGATCTGGATCCAGCAGCAGCGCATTGACACCGCCCAGGCGCAGGCCGATCTCGCCACCGAGCGCCTGCAAGCCGCCCAGCAGCGCAACGCCCGGCAGGCCGCCACCATCACCCGCATAAGTGGCGAGGTCGCCACCCAGCGCCTGGACCAGCTCGCCCTGCAGCAAACGCTCAGCGACCTGCGCCAGGCCCACGCCACCGACCAGCTCAAGAAGAAGGAACGCCGCCGTGAAGACCCAACCCATGCGACTTGGGCTGCTCAGCCTCTGCCTGATGCTGCTCGCCGCCTGCACCAACGTCCCGCCATCACCGGAGCCGCAGGTTACCGTCAGTGGCTGTCCGGTCGTGACGCGCTGCACGCTGGAGCCAGCGGCGCCGGCCAGTAACGGCGAGCTGAGCGACGACGGCGATAGCCTAATGGCCGCCTGGGGCGAATGCGCCGCCAAGGTCGACCTGGTGGTGGACCACAACGCGCGCAGCAGCCAGCCATGAACAAGCCCGAATCCCTGCGCGCCCATCTGCTGGCCGCCATCCCCGAGCTGAAACGCAACCCCGACCGCCTGCTGGTGTTCATCGACAACGGCAGCATGCGCAGCACCGCCGCGCCGGGCCTGTCGTTCGAATACAGCTACACGCTCAACCTGATCCTCACCGACTTCGCCGGCCATCCGGATGCCGTCGCCATCCCGCTGTTCGCCTGGGTGCTGGTCAACCAGCGCGAACTGATGGAGAACCTGGAGCGGGGCAGGGACGCCATCAAGTTCGAGGCCGACATTCTCGACAACAGCAAGGTGGACCTCTCCATCACCCTGCCGCTCACCGAGCGCGTGATCGTCAAGCCCCAGGCCGATGGCACCCTGCAGGTCAGCCACCCGGCAGAGCCCGTCGTCGATGACGAACTGTTCCTGGTACCAGCCATGCGTGTGGAAACGCCGGACGGCGAGCTGCTTGCGGAGTGGGGCGGCAATGGCTGACGACCTGCGCGCCCTCGAGGACTGGGCCGGCGCTCTGCTCAACCAGCTGCAGCCCGCCGAGCGGCGCCGCGTCACCCAAACCATCGCCCGCGACCTGCGCCGCAACCAGCAGAAGCGCATCGCCACGCAAAAAAACGCCGACGGCACGCCCTTCGCCCCGCGCAAGCCGCGGCAGGAGCTACGCGCCAAGGCCGGGCGCATCAAGCGCAAGCGGCAGATGTTCACCAAGCTGCGCACCGCCCGTTACCTGCGCCTGCAGAGCGACGCCAGCAGCATCGCCATTGGCTTCGCTGGCCGCCTCTCGCGCATCGCCCGCATCCACCAGTACGGCCTACGCGATCGCCCAGCCCCGGGCGCGCCCGATGTGCAATACGCGCGCCGCGAGCTGCTCGGCTTCACCGACGCGGATGTCGAGCTGATCCGCGACGGGCTGCTCGAGCACCTGGTGCGCTGAGCCTGTAACCGCCCGCGCTACACAGCCCCGCGAATGCGCCCCGCGCGCGCGAACGCCAGCATGGGGCCATGAATATCACCGACGTCCTGCGCCGCCTTGAAAACCAGATCCGCTACGGCACCATCGCCGCGGTGGATCATCAGGCTGCGCGCTGCACGGTGAGCACCGGCGGACTCAGCGTGCCGAACCTGCCCTGGCTGGCACAACGGGCCGGCAGCAGCCTCGATTGGGATCCGCCCACCGTCGGCGAGCAGTGCATTCTTTTCAGCCCGAGCGGCGAACCGGCCCTGGGCGTTGCCATGGTCGGGCTCTACTCACAGGAACGGCCGGCGCCGTCGAACAGCGCCACCGTGCGCCGCCGGACTTATCCGGACGGGGCTGTGATCGATTACGACCACGACAGCCACACGCTGAGCGCCACGCTACCGGACGGCGGCAAGGCGAGAATTGTCGCCACTGGTGGCTTGTACGTGGTTGGTCCCATCATCCATGAGGGTGACTACACCCAGACCGGCAACCAGAGCATCACCGGTACCGTAACCGTGAGCGAAGACGTGATCGCCGGCGGCATCAGCCAGGTCAACCACCGCCACCCTGGTGACAGCGGCGGCACCACGGGAGCGCCGCAATGATCGGTCTCGCCGCCACCACCGGCCGCGCCATCGCCGGCGCTGCACATCTGGCCCAATCCATCGCCGATGTGCTCACCACGCCCATCGGCAGCCGAGTGATGCGCCGCGATTACGGCAGCTTGCTGCCGGACCTGATCGACGCCCCCTTCAATGACGCCACCCGCCTGCAGGCCTACGCCGCCGTGGCCATGGCGCTGATGCGCTGGGAGCCGCGTATCCGCCTGAGCCGCGTGCAGCTCAGCCTCGGCGAGCAGCCCGGCCAGGCCTATCTGGACGTTGAAGGCAGCCGCACCGACAGCAACGAGCCGCTCAGCCTGCGCGTGCCGCTCACCCTGGGAGCCGCCGCATGAGCACCTTCACCCCCATCGATCTCGCCCAGCTGCCGACGCCCGACGTGGTCGAGCCGATCGACTACGAAGCCATTCTTGCCGAGCGCAAGGCCTTCGCCATCAGCCTCTGGCCGGCCGACAAGCAGGCCGAGGTCGCCGCCACCCTGGCGCTGGAATCCGAACCGCTCACCAAGCTGCTGCAGGAAAACGCCTACCGCGAGACCCTCTGGCGGCAGCGCGTCAACGAGGCTGCCCTTGCCAACCTGCTGGCCTTCGCCAAGCGCGCGGACCTGGAGCAGATCGGTGCGCGCTTCAACGTGGCCCGTCTGGTCATCACTCCGGCCAACCCCGGCGCCGTGCCGCCAGTAGCGGCGGTTATGGAAGACGACGAGTCCCTGCGCGAGCGCATCCAGATGGCCATGGAGGGGCTGAGCACCGCCGGCCCGCGCAACGCCTACATCTTCCACGCGCGCAGCGCCGATGGCCGTGTGGCCGACGCCTCCTGTATCAGCCCAAGCCCGGCCGAGGTCATCGTCACCGTGCAGAGCGCTCTGGGCGACGGCAGCGCCGATGCCGAGCTGCTCGCCGCGGTGGATGCCTACCTCAGCGACGAAGACCGCCGACCGGTCGCCGACCGCCTCACCGTTCAGGGCGCGGAAGTGCTGCCCTACAGCGTCAACGCAGTGCTCTACCTCAACACCGTCGGCCCCGAGGCTGAGCCGATCCGCGCCGCCGCCGAGGCCCGCGGGCTCGCCCTGGTCAGCCAGCGCCGCCGCTTGGGGCAAGAGGTCAACCGCTCCGCCCTGGACGCTGCCCTGCACATCGAGGGCGTCAAGCGCGTCGAGCTGCCCGGCTGGGTCGACGTGGTCGCCACCGAAACCCAGGCGCCGTACTGCACCGGCTTCACCGTCACGGTGGCGGAGGCCTGATGGCGAGCCTTGGCCTGCTGCCACCCAACGCCAGCGAGCTGGAGCGCCTCGCTGCCGAGGCCCTCGCGCAGATCGAGCGCGTCCCGGTACCGCTGCGCGACCTCTGGAATCCGGACACCTGCCCGGTTGAGCTGCTGCCGTACCTCGCCTGGGCCTTTTCCGTTGATCGCTGGTCCAGCGCCTGGCCCGAGCGCGCCAAGCGCGCCGCCATCAAGGCCGCGTACTTCATCCACGCCCACAAGGGCACCATCGGCGCGCTGCGCCGGGTGGTCGAGCCGCTTGGCTACCTGATCGAGGTCCGCGAGTGGTGGGAGGAAGCCCCACTCGGCACGCCCGGCACCTTCCGCCTGCTGGTTGGCGTGCTGGATACCGGCATCACCGAAGAGATGTACCAGGAACTCACCTGGCTGATCGACGACGCCAAGCCCGTCAGCCGCCACCTGGTGGGCCTGGCCATCGGCTTGGACGTCTCTGGCACGGCTCACATCGGCGCCGCGCTCACCACCGGCGACGAACTCACCGTCTACCCACCCGCATCGCGTGACATCGAGGTCGGCGGCACGCTGGCCTGGGGCGCGCGCGAACACGTCATCGACACCATGGACATCCGCTGATATGGCAGACCAGAACTCGCAATACATGGCCATCCTCACCGCCGCCGGCGAGGCAAAGGATGCGAACGCCAAAGCACTTGGCGTGCCTTGGACGATCACCCACATGGGTATCGGCGATGGCAACGGCGCCGAGCCGATGCCCAGCCGCACCCAGACGGCCCTGATCAACGAGCGCCGCCGTGCGCCGCTCAACCAACTGAGCGTCGATCCCAACAACGAGGCCATCCTCATCGCCGAGCAGGTCATCCCGGAAGACGTCGGCGGCTGGTGGATCCGCGAAATCGGTCTGTATGACGAAGCTGGCGTCCTGGTCGCCGTCGCCAACTGCCCCCCGACCTACAAGCCGGAGCTTGCCCAGGGCAGCGGTCGCACTCAGGTGGTGCGGCTGAACCTCATCACGAGCAGCACCCAGAACATACAGCTGAAGATCGACCCGAGCGTGGTACTGGCGACGCGGGCCTATGCGGACTCGCTGATCGTCGGGCACCTGGCCGCCGTCGATCCTCACAAGCAGTACAAATTGCGCGGTGGCTTCACCAGCCTGAACGCCAACACCCTGCTCACGGCAGCGCATGAAGGCGTCGTCGTGCTGGACGCCACGGGGGCTGATCGCACCCTGACGCTGCCAGTCAACGACGCAGCGTTCGGTGTGCGTGACTTGCTCATCCGCCGGCTGGACAACAGCGGCAACCGCGCCCGCGTACAGGTCAGCGGCACGGACAAGATCAAGTTTCACACCCACCTCAATGCCGCTGGGTATGCGTTCCTCTACCTGATGGGTGCTGGTGACTGGTGGCATCTGCGCAGTGACGGCGCCGGAGGCTGGTGGCCAATCGGCCGGCACGACAGCGACGCCATCGGCCGCCCGGTACTCGAGACAACGACGGCCGTCAGCCCAGGTGGGTGGGGCGTGTTCGCAGGTAGCGTGTTCAACCGCGCCGACTGGCCCTGGCTGTGGGACCACGCTCAACAGTCAGGAATGCTCAGTACAGAAGCGGCCCGCGTAGGTATGGAGGGCGGGTGGACCAGCGGCGATGGTGCGCTGACGTTCAGGGGGCCGGATGGGCGTGGTGAGTTTTTGAGGGTCTTGGATGACGGGTACGGCCGGGATAGCGGGCGTGTTGCTGGTAGCAACCAGCTATCCGAAAACAAGGCTCACAGCCATTCTGTCTATGTGGCCCAGGTTAATCAGACGGTGAATGCGGGAAGCGGCCTTTCGGTTCGTGCCGCGTCGTCGGGGGAAACGGGCAGCTCCGGCGGGCACGAGTCTCGCCCCGTTAACATCGCCTACCCCGGCCGCATCAAACTGATCTGAGGATCCCCCATGTACATTTACATAACGGACGCTGCAGGCGTCATCATCGGGCCGGTCGAACTCCCGGTCATTCCCGGCATCGGCATCCAGGTGCCGAGCAACGCCATCCAGCTGGGTAACAAGTTGGCGCAGCCAGAGGCAGGTAAGGCCTGGGCGCTAGTAGACGGTCACCCCAATCAATTGGCCGACCATCGCGGCACTGTTTACCGCACCGATACCGGCGAGCCCGTGCAGCACACCGCCCTGGGCGATCTGCCCGCCCACCTCACCACGGCGCCACGGCCATCGGAGGACCACAGCTGGTCGGGGAGCACTTGGTCGCTGGACGCGGAGCTAGCAAAAGCGAATCACCAGGCACTTTCCGCGCGCCTTTGCCAGTCGATAGACACCGCCGCCGACGCCGCCCGCGCCCGTGTCGCCGGCGACCCGCTACGCGCAGTCGAATACGACCGCGCCCGCATCGAAGCGCATGCCTTCGCTGATGCCGGCTACCCAGCCGATGCGGTACCGCGCACCGTCGCCGCCTGGGCCATCAACGGCCGCACCGCGCGGCAGGCAGCGGACAGCATCCTGGCCGAGGCCGCGGCGTACACCGAGGCGCTGTATGCCATCCGCGAAACGCGCCTGGCCGCCAAGGAGCAGATCCGCACGCTGATGGATGCCGGCGAGGTCGAGCAGGCGCAGCAGCTGGCCGAGCAGACCATCGCCGCGATCGAGGCGGCAGTGGCAGGCGTCGGCAACGCCGCGGCGTGATTCATTCCAGGAAGAACAGCCCCGCAAGTCGGGGCTTTTTCTTGTCCGTGCTGTAACCCCCACCGCTACACAGCCCGCCACTCGCGCCCCTTGCGCGCGCGCGTCACCCTCAAGGCTCACTGATCCGGCACTCGCCCAGGAGCCTCAACCCCATGGCCACCGATTACCATCACGGCGTCCGCGTCCTCGAAATCAACGAGGGCACGCGCCCCATTCGCACCGTTTCCACCGCCGTGGTGGGCATGGTCTGCACCGCGTCGGATGCTGATGCGGTCAAGTTCCCGCTCAACAAGCCGGTGCTGCTCACCGACGTGCTCACCGCCTCCGGTTCCGCCGGCGAGCTGGGCACCCTGGCGCGCAGCCTGGATGCCATCGCCGACCAGGCATCGCCCGTCACCGTCGTGGTGCGCGTGGAAGAGGGCGCCGACGAGGCCGCGACCACCAGCAATATCATCGGCGGCGTAAGCCCAACTGGCGAATACCTAGGCATGAAGGCGCTGCTGGCGGCTGAGGCGCAGCTCGGCGTCAAACCGCGGATCCTTGGCGTGCCGGGCCTGGATTCGCTACCGGTGACCACCGAGCTGGTGGCCATCGCCGAGCAGCTGCGCGGCTTCGCCTACGCCAACGCCTACGGCTGCGAGACCGTATCCGAGGCCCTGGCCTACCGCGCCGGCTTCGGGGCCCGTGAGCTGATGCTCATCTGGCCGGACTTTGTGTCCTGGGACACCACCACTAACGCCAACGCACCGGCCAGCGCCATCGCCCGCGCCCTGGGCCTGCGCGCCAAGCTGGACGAGCAGGTGGGCTGGCACAAGACCCTGTCCAACGTGCCGGTCAACGGCGTTTCCGGCCTGTCCAAGGACATCTACTTCGACCTACAGAACCCGGCGACCGACGCGGGCCTGCTCAATGCCGACGAAGTCACCACCCTGATCCGCCGCGACGGCTTCCGCTTCTGGGGCTCGCGCACCTGCAGTGCCGACCCGCTGTTCGCCTTCGAGAACTACACCCGCACCGCCCAGGTGCTGGCAGACACCATGGCCGAGGGGCACTTCTGGGCGGTGGACAAGCCCATGCACGCCTCCCTGGTGCGCGACATCGTCGAGGGCATCAACGCCAAGTTCCGCGAGCTCAAGCGCGGCGGCTACATCATCGACGGCCAGTGCTGGTTCGATGAGGCGGCCAACGACAAGGACACCCTCAAGGCCGGCAAGCTGTTCCTGGACTACGACTACACGCCCGTGCCGCCGCTGGAAAACCTCCTGCTGCGCCAGCGCATCACCGACCGCTACCTGGTCGACTTCGCCGCCGGCATCACCGCCTGACCCCATTGACCCGCGCGGCCCCGGCCGCGCCGTAGGAGAGCCCAGCCATGGCCCTGCCCAAGAAACTCAAGCACATGAACCTGTTCAACGACGGCAACAGCTACGTTGGCCAGTGCAAGTCCGTCACCCTGCCGACCCTCGGCCGCAAGTTCGAAGACTGGCGCGGCGCCGGCATGGATGGTCCGGTGAAGGTCGACATGGGCCACTCCGACGACGGCATTCAGATCGAATGGACCCTCGGCGGCTGGGACCTGACCGTGCTGCGCCAGTTCGGCGCCGTGAAGGCGGACGGCGTGATGCTGCGCTGGGCCGGTTCCGTACAGCAGGACGACACCGGCGCCGTGACCGCCGTCGAGGTGGTCGCCCGCGGCCGGCACGAGGAGATCGACTTCGGTGACGCCGAGTCCGGCGAGGACACCGAGCACTCCATCACCACCACCTGCACCTATTACAAGCTCAGCGTGGACGGCAACGTCGAAATCGAGATCGACCTGCTCAACTTCGTTTTCATGGTCAACGGCGAAGACCGCCTCGCCGAGCACCGCAAGGCCATCGGCCTGTAATCCCGGCGCCGGCCAATGCGCCGGCGATCCTGAATCAACCCAAGGAGCAACCCTATGAGCAAGCCAACCTACAGCGCCCCGATCGTGCTCGAGCAGCCCATCAAGCGCGGCGAGACGAAGTACACCGAAATCACCCTGCGCAAGCCTACCTCCGGCGAGCTGCGCGGACTGAAGCTCACCGACCTGCTGAACGGTGACGTCAACGCCACCATTCGTTTGGTGCCGCGCATCAGCAACCCGAGCCTGACTGAGCAGGAGGTCGCTGCCCTGGACGTCGCCGATCTGCTCATGTGTGCGGATGCCGTAGCGGTTTTTTTGCAGAAGAAGGGCAGCACTGCGGAATCCCCCGCCGCGTAGACGACGTGATGGCGGACATCGCCCTGGTGTTCCATTGGGGGCCGGAGCAGATGAACGCCATGCCGCTGCATGAACTGATGGACTGGCGCGAGCGCGCCATCGAACGATGGGAGCGCACGCATGGCGCGTGATCTAAACCTCAAGGTCAACCTCCAGGCACTGGACAACGCCACCCGGCCGCTGCGCACCATCGCCAGCGGCGCGACCAACCTGGGCCGTGCGCTAAAAGACACCCGCGGCGAACTCAAGGGCCTGCAGGCCCTGCAGAAGGACGTCAGTTCATTCCGTAACCTCAAGGGTGCTGCTGACCAAACCGGCAGCGCCATGCAAGCCAACCGCGAACGCGTCAAGGCGCTGTCCCGCGAGCTGGCCAGCACCGCCACGCCCACCAAGGCGCTGACGCGTGAATTCCAGAGCGCGGTCCGCCAGGGCCACGCCCTCAAGCAGAAACACAACGAGCAGCAGCGCGAGCTGCAGGGCCTGCGCGGCAAGCTGGGCGAGGCGGGCATCAGCACCCGCAACCTCGGCCAGCATGAGCGTGAACTGCGCCAACGCGTCGAGAACACCAACAAGACGCTGGCTCAACAGGAGCAGCGCCTCAAACAGCTCACCACCCAGCAGAAGCGCCTCGGCCAGGCCAAGGCGCAGTACGAGCGCACCCAGCAACTGGCCGGCAGCATGGCCGCGACGGGGGCGGGTGGGCTGGCGACCGGCAGCGGCATTCTCTATGCCGGCGCGAAGGTCATGGCGCCGGGGCTCGAATTTGACGCGGCCATGAGCAAGGTGCAGTCCCTCACCCGTCTGGACGCCGCATCCGAGGATATGGCCGCACTGCGCGAGCAGGCCCGCCAGCTTGGCGCCAACACCCAGTTCACCGCAGGGCAGGCGGCTGAGGCGCAGGGCTTCCTGGCCATGGCGGGCTTCAAGGCTGAATCCATCCAGGCAGCGATGCCCGGTATGCTGGATCTCGCCAAGGCCGGCGACAGTGGCCTGGCTGAAACAGCAGACATCGCCTCCAACATCCTCACCGGCTTCAACTTGCAGGCGAGCGAAACCGGGCGCTTGGGTGACGTGCTGGTCGGCGCGTTCACCCGCTCAAACGTCAATCTGCAGATGCTCGGCGAGACGATGAAGTACGCCGCCCCGGTCGCCGCATCGGTGGGGCAGGATCTCGAGACCGTCGCCGCCATGGCCGGCAAGCTGGGTGACGCCGGCATTCAGGGCAGCATGGGCGGTACCGCGCTGCGCGCCATCCTCAACCGCCTGAGCGCGCCGCCCAAGGCAGCGGCCGAAGCCTTGGACAAGCTCGGCATCAGCGCCAAGGATGCCCAGGGCAACCTGCGCGATGTACCCACCGTGCTGCAGGAGATCTACGAGAAAACCAAGAACATGGGCGACGCCGACCGCGCCGGCTTGCTCAAGGGCATCGCTGGCGAAGAAGCGGTTGCGGGCCTGCAGGTCCTGGTCAAGCAGGCGGGTACCGGCGCGCTGCAGGAGTTCGTCAGCACGCTCAAGGCCACCGAGGGCGAAGCCAGCGCCACGGCCAAGACCATGGCCGATAACCTGCGCGGCGATCTCTCGGCCATGGGCAGCGCGTGGGAAGACCTGGGCATTCAGCTGCAGGAGCAGCAGAACGGCCCCATGCGCGAGATCACCCAAACGCTCACCGGCATCATCGGCGGGGTGAAGGGCTGGATCGCCGAGAATCCCAAGCTGGCCGCCAACATCGTCAAGACGGCCGCCGGCGTCGGCATCCTCATGGCTGGCATGGGCGGGCTGACGTTGGCGATCGCCAGTATCCTCGGGCCGTTCGCCATGCTGCGCTACGGCATGATGCTGTTCGGCATCAAGGGCGCCGGGCTGGCCGGCACGCTGTTCAACCTGGGCAAGACTGCGCTGCCGCTGGTGGGTAAGGGCATCCTGTTCATCGGGCGGGCGCTGATGATGAACCCCATCGGCCTGGCCATCACTGCCATCGCCGGTGGCGCCTACCTGATCTACCGCAATTGGGACAAGGTTGGGCCGTACTTCCTCGGACTGTGGGAGGAGATCAAAGCGGGCTTTTCCGGGGGGCTGGGTGGCATTGCTACCACCATCCTCAACTTCAGCCCGGCAGGCCTGCTGTATCGCGCTTTCGCGGGCGCGCTCAGCTACCTGGGCGTGGATCTGCCGGCCAAGTTCACCGACTTCGGCGGCATGCTTATGCAGGGCCTGGCCAACGGCATCAAGAACGCCGCCGGCGCGGTCAAGGGCGCCGTGGTTGGCGCGGCGGACAGCAGCATCGGCTGGTTCAAGGACAAGCTCGGCATCCACAGCCCGTCGCGGGTGTTTGCCGAACTGGGCGGCTTCACCATGGCCGGCCTCGAGCAGGGCCTGCAGGCCGGTGAGCGTGGCCCGCTGTCTCAGCTGGGCGACACGGCCAAGCGCCTGACCGCAGCAGGTGCGATCGGCCTGAGCGCCGCGGTCGGTGCCATGCCGGGAGCAGCCGAGCCGGTGGCATTCGATACGCGCCCGCCGCTTGCCGCCCGTGCTCCTGCAGCGCCTTCTGCAGCCGGAGGTAATGTCTACAACTTCAACATTCAGGCAGTGCCGGGAGCTGACCCAGTCGCTATCGCCCGCGCTGTGCGCGCGGAATTCGAACGCTTCGAGCGCGAGAAGGGCGCCCGTGCCCGCTCATCCCTATTCGACCAGGACTGATTACCAGGAGTAGCAGACCATGATGATGGCCCTCGGCATGTTCGTCTTTTCGCTGGAGACCCTGGCCTACCAGGAATTCCAGCGCCAGACCGAATGGCGCCACGGCAGCACGCCGCGCATCGGCACCAACCCGGCGCGCCAGTACCTCGGTCGCGGTGATGACAGCATCACCCTGCCGGGCGTACTGCTGCCCGCGCTGGCCGGCACCCAGCTCAGCCTCGACACGCTGCGCACCATGGCTGACACCGGCAAGGCGTGGCCGCTGGTGGAGGGCACCGGGAAGATCTACGGCACCTGGATCATCGAGAGCCTGAGCGAGACGCGCACGCTGTTCTTCCGCGACGGCCAGGCGCGGCGCATCGAGTTCACCCTCACGCTCAAGCGCATCGATGACGGCCGGGTGGATCTGCTCGGCAGTGCTATCAGCGCCGGCGGCAACCTCCTGCGGAGGCTGCTGTGATCGAGGAACTGCTCACCCAGGGCAAAGGTCTGCTCGACCAGGCCAAGGGTTACGCCCAGCAGGCGGCGGACAAGTACCGCGATGCCACCGCCTACCCGCAGCCGATCTGCCGCGTGGTGGTCAACGGGCAGGACATCACCAGCGCCATCGAGCAGCGGCTCATCAGCATCGAGCTGACCGACAACCGCGGCATGGAGGCCGACCAGCTCAGCATCAGCCTCAGCGACCACGACGGCCTGCTGGCCATCCCGCCACGCGGCGCCGTGGTGCGCCTCTGGCTCGGCTGGCACGATACCAGCCTGGTGGATAAGGGCAGCTACACCGTGGACGAGGTCGAGCACAGCGGCGCGCCGGACGTGCTCAACATCCGCGCCCGCAGCGCCGACCTGCGCGAGGGGCTCAAGGCCAAGAAGGAGCGCAGCTGGAGCGGCCAGACCCTCGGCGCCATCGTCCAGACCGTGGCCGCTGCCTACGGGTTGAGCCCGGTGATCAGTGCGGCGCTGTCGGTCATCCAGCTCGCCCAGGTTGACCAAGCCAACGAGTCCGACGCCAACCTGCTCAGCCGCCTCGGACAACAGTTCGACGCCATCGCCAGCATCAAGGCCGGGCGCCTGCTGTTCATGCCGGCCGGCAAGAGCATCACCGCCAGCGGCGCGCCGCTGCCTCACATCACGCTTACCCGGGCCGATGGCGATGGCCACCGCTACCTGCAGGCCGACCGCGACAGCTACAGCGGCGTGCGCGCCTACTACTACGAGCTGAACAGCGCCGAGAAGAAGGAAGCCATCGCCGGCGGTGGCGATAACCTCAAGGACCTGCGCCACACCTTCACCGACCAGGAGGCCGCCCTGCGCGCCGCCCGCGCAGAGTGGTCCCGCCTGCAGCGCGGTACAGCCACGCTCAGCTACACCCTGGCAAAGGGCCGCCCGGACCTGATCCCCGAACTCACCTACAGCCTGATCGGCGTAAAGGCCGACATCGACGCCGTGGTCTGGCTCGGCGCCAACGTGCGCCACAGCTTCACGCCGGACAGCTACACCACCGCCCTGGAGCTGGAATCCAAACTGCCGGACGCCGACGACATCGCCGGCCTGGCCGAGGCCGGCAACTACACCGGCGTGCTGGCCTGGTACCGGGACGAAAAGGCAGGCGAGCAGAAGAAACTCACCGAAGGTGACCAGACCAGCCCCAAGCGGCTGCTGCACCTGTACGCCGAAAAGAGCAGCGCCCAGCGCGCCGTGGAGCGGGAATGGAAGCGGATCCAGCAAGCGAACGCCTAAGCGAGCCACAGCCTGTTCCGGCAGCGCCGCAGCGCTCCGCCTGGGAGCTGATCGACGAGGAGTGGGGGGAAACGGACGAGGTGCCGATGTGCATGTAGCACGGGCATGAAAAAGGCGCCTTTCGGCGCCTTCAGTGTTTCTGGGTTTCGGCCAGTACCGATACGAAGCGAATCACATGCGCCCTGTCCGTCGGCGTGCATTGTCGGTACCAGCGCAGCAGCGCCCGCTCGGTTTCACTCACCGGCTCGACCATCTGCGGTACTTCCTGGGCCACCGGGCGGGCTTCCTTCTGACTTGACAACATGCGCGAACTCCATACGCTGATACTGTATGCCCGTACAGTATATGAGGAATGGCATTCTGCCAACGCGTCAACATTTCGCACACGGGCTCAGACCTCCGGCACGAAGCCGTAGCCACCACAGCAAGCGCAGTCCTCAACCTCGGCGAAACGCCCCTCGCAATCCGGGCAGGCGTCATACGGTGCGGCGCGAAGGCACGCGGCTATCCGGGATGCGCGCGGCTGCCCTTGTTCGGTGAGCACCTCGCAGCACAGCAGGAGGGCGCTGTAGGTATCCTGGCAGGCCGGCACCTCAGGCACGCGCGGGATCTGCTGCAGGGCCCAGCGCTCGCCATCCGCCAAGACGATCTCCATCCCTTCCAGCCACCCAAGCGGCGGCCCGTAGCGTCGGGTGATGTAGGGCAGGTCGCCGAAGGGGCGGCGCTCGCCTGGTGCCGGCGCACTATTGTGGATGATGCCGGTATAGCCGTCCGTCTCGGTGAGGAGCGTCAGAATCCCGCGGCGCACATACCCGATCGGGCCAGGGTGACCAGGCTTGTGCACCTCGTAGTGCGCGGCGGGCTTGTAGCGTTTCATCATGGTGATTCTGGAATACTGTATGGGTATACAGTAGATCGAATGCCACGCGCTGCGGTCAATGACCATACGGCAGCAGGAGAAGCAACCATGTGCGGTGGAGTCGAAGCGCGCGACGCAGAGCGCAGCTACAAGGTCTATTTTCCCAGCCCCAAGGCGGCCATCCCCGTCATGCTCGAGGGCGGCGAGTCGCTGGGCTGGGTTAGATGGGGGCGCCGGCGCGAAGAGCCAGGCCAAGGCCCGCAAGGCGGCTGGGCACGGCTGGAAACGGTGGAGCGGGGTGGCTGGGCCAAGTACCAGCCAATCAAGGCCTACGGCCTGGTGCAGCGCTTTATGGAGAAGGACGCCCAGCGCAAATCACACTGGTTCGACGTAGAGCCGGGCTTTGCCCTGGACTGCCTGGTACTGGGGGAAGGAGATCAGCGGCGAGTGTATGTAGTCACCAGCTCGCCGCCGGAGGAGTTTGCGTGGATACATGATCGCTGGCCGCTGATAATTGCTGTAAATCAGTTTGTATAACTCTAAGCCAATTCGGCAGAATTAGCCAAAAGCTCTTCCGCTGTTTCAGTACTCCATGTGAGCTTTCGGCCGGAGTAATAGTCATCTAAGAAGGGGCTGATAAGGAACTCGTCTTTTATGCCTACGAATTTCAGCTCCCTTAATTTTTGGCGCACACCCCTAGTCCGAAGCGCGACGTTCGCAAGCATACAAATTTCAGCATGGGTAAAGTCACTTTTTGCAATTCGCAAATAGTGAAGGCGTTGTTTTTCTGTTAGTGGGGCTGAGTTTACTGTCGTGACGATAAGGGAAAAGTGTTTTATTAGTGTATCCCCAGAGTCTTTCGTCATTTCTTTCATGATGACCTTAGCCCGCCTGTGTGCCTGAAACTTCGTCAGCACGGAAAGCTCCTTCCTCTTACGTAGTACCGTCAGTCCGAAAGCATCAGCGTAGTTGTGTTCCTTACCTCGAACCTCCACACTTCTGATTTCCTGTCTTCTATTTCTAAGCAGGGTTAGTAGATTGAAAAAAGAACTTTCGAACGCTTGCGTTTGAAGAATCGCTTCTTGTCTTTGCAGTGAATTTATTGAGTCCGTGAGTTCTTTTTCCTGAACGGATATTGAGAACAAAATGGCGATCAGTGCTAGGAAGCTAAACGCTGGATTCAGTATCCCACCAATAAAGTCTCCAATTTGACCTAGATTGGTTCCGGTTAGGTCAATGTCGAAGTGATACAGTATGAAGAAGCTGGCTGCAACAATTAAGAAAACCACGGCCGCGCTAGTGATCAATATCTTGTGGTGCTTTGAAAGTAGCGGCCGAGTAATCGCTTTAGTCTTTTTGTTATCTAGAGAGTGAGTGAGTATTGTCGCAGTTGTTATCAGTGCATATGCAACTAGAATTATTAGCAGGTAAGCCATGCTTTATCCTGATTCGTAAGGCAATATTAGTCTGAAGTCGACATGCCGTCGGTAATTTCAGCAACTGCGCGAGCCGGTAATAATGTAGAGCACGTCGGCTTTGCTGCGCGCGGCCAACGCCTGTAGGTAGTCGATCGGCATCACCGAGGTGCCATTCTCGAACCGTTTCTGCATGTAGTCGGTTTGCCCCGCGAGGTGAGCCAGCTCGTGGACCTCTAAGCCGAGGCGTTTGCGTTCCTCGAGGAGGCGGTCGCCGAAGTCGCGGGGGCGGTCGTCGAGGTCAATGGGCGAGGGCTTCATAACGTCTCCTTGTTTACGGGCAGATGCTTTCGCAGGGAATGCCGTCGTTATCCCGATCCAGGCGGCCATTGCCACACTGCTCCAGGTGGTAGTGGGCCTCAGCACAGCTGCTCATCTGGCCGCAGGTCTTGCGGGGAGAGCAGCTGAACTGGCTTGCCGTGGCAGCTACCAGGACAGGTTTGCCGGCGTAAGGCTGGGCAATCTGGCTTTTTGTTCCTTTGCGCCAGTCCCATGGGGCGACGCGCTCTGATTCAGGTAACGCCCATAGGCCGCGCTTCGCCGCTCGGGCGTCGGCTTCCGCCTGCAGTAGGCTCTTGTCACGGTTGTAGGCGCGATAGACCCATGCGGCGCCGGATTCGACCAGGGCGCGGTTGACATCCACGCCGTTCACCGAGATGCGCGCGATCGAGCGGCCGTAACGGTCGGTGCTATGAATATCGGCGACCACCTGTTTGCGGAACGTCAGGTCTGCCAATGCCTGCTTGGCTTTCTGGCCAAAAGGCTGGCGGCTTTCCGGAGCGTCGATCTCAGCGAGCCGAACCTTGATCTGCTGTTTGGTCGGGGTAAGAAGGGTGAGCGTGTCGCCATCGGAGATTGAAATCACCTCACCAGTGGTGGCGGCAAACGCACTCGCCGAGAGGATAAACGCAAGCCCGAGCCAGCCGCGCATCATGACAGCTATCACTTGGCGCCTAGAGTGCTGAGCAGTTCCCGCTGTCGTTCGATCCGGTAATAGAACGGTTCGAATGCCTTGGACCAGGAGTCGAGCTGGATTCCCATGCTTGCATCGGGCGCCACCAGTTCATCCAACGTATCTGCTCCGACGTGTTTTTTCGCTGCCTGGAGCGCTTGCTCACGGGTCACTTCCAAGTCCACCTTGGGCGAGTCCAGAAAGCGCGATGAATAAGGGTTCAGCGTTACTACCATCGGTACTGCAGTGACATGAACGCTCGGTGCGTCGGTGTGGATCAATGTTCGATAGATGCCGTACAGCGCGGCCCGCTGGACCTCGGTCTGGACGGTCTCCGGTAGGTCATTTGCAACAACCTGAGCAGCCATCTGGATATGAAGAGGTTGGCTGGAGAGGACTTTGAAGGTGCCGTTCTCTTCACTGAAATCGGCAAAGTCTTCGACAAGCTCTTCTACGGTCGCAAAATGCTGTGGCTTGAGATGTACAGACGTGGACGCCTGAACCGGCGCAACCACCGACGAACTGGTGGCCTGCGTTTCCGCGACCTCCCCGCAGCCATGCAATCCGATAACTGCAGCTAGCAGTGCCGGCTTAAGTCCTTTTTTCATCCACTCCCCCTGTGCATGGCCATTGGCCGAAGCTGAAGCTTTACGCTGGACCTACGTAACGGCGGTCTCAGTTGTTTCTAGTAATTTGGTACCGCCCGGCGGATTCAGCCAACGCCGTGGTCAACCGCCGCACCGCGGCCCGGTCGGCATCCGGCATCGAGCGGTAGTGGTTCAGCACCTCGCTCTCATCCTCGGCCAAGCCATCAGCCGTCACCGGCGTGCGCTGGCCAGTGAGCACATAAAGCACGTCCACGCCTGCTGCTGACAGGCCTGACAGATATGCCGCGTCGGGGCTCCGCTCATCGGCTTCGTACTTGCCTTGGGCGTTCGCCTTCACGCCGCCGAGTGCACCGAAATCCGCTTGTGAGAGGCCCAGTCGCTTCCTTTCTTCGCGCAGCCGTTCGCCAAGACCACTCATTTGGATAGAAATTCCCGTTGACACCACTCAATCGAGTGGTAATCTGTCGCCACATTGAACGCATTTGAATGGTTTTGAATCATGCCAGCCACACGCACCCCCAAACAAGCGAAGGAATGGCTCGCCAAGCAGGGCAAGACCGTCCAGGAATTTGCCCGCGAGCACGGCCTCGACCCGTTCACCTGCTACCAGGTGCTGTCCGGCAAGAAGAAGGGCATGCGGGGCGAATCGCATCGCGCCGCCGTGCTGCTGGGCATCAAAGAAGGCGTGGCGGATGTGCCCGAGCAGTACGGGCGCCGCGCCAGCGATATCGGCGCTGTGATTTCACAGTAATGGCACCTGGCCCAGCGAGAAACCAGAACATGAAGCGCACCGTTCTAGATACCCGCCGGCAAGTCATGAGCGCTGTGGTGTGCGACTACCCGGGCGGCCGTGAATGCGCTGCAGCCCGGTTGGGCCTGCCGCTCAAGAAGCTGGACAACCATCTGTACGAGAACGCCGGCAGCCGGCCGCTTTCGGACGAGCAGATCCACATGCTCGAGCAGCAGTCCGGCACCACGCATTTTCCTGATTACGTCGCCGCGCTGTATGGCGGGCTGTTCGTACCGGTCGCCAACCCGGACGAGCTGGACAACATCGAGCTGTTCGAACGCTGCATGAAAACCGCCGTCAAGCGCGGGGCAGTGGACCGGATCATCGCCGAGGCGCTGAGCAACGGCGAGATCGACGAAGGGGAGGCACGCGCCATCCTCGACGCACACCGCCAGCACATGGCGGCGCGGCATTCGGAAGTACACGCGGTAATCCTGCTGCACAAGGCCCGTAAGCCGGGCCAGAACTAAGAAGTAAGCCGCGGTGGCGGTTTGGGGAGGGGAAGTGAGCGTAGCCAATAACGGCGGATACAAATGCCTATGCCCGGCCTGTGGCCAGCGCATGCGCATCCGCAACAGCGAGGCGCAAACGCCGACGTTCAAGACCATGTACGCGCAGTGCATGAACATGGCCTGCGGCGCGACTTACACCGGGTCGCTGACGTGGGACTACGCGCTCAGCCCGTCCGGGCTGGATGCACCACGCGTGGTACTGCCGGTGGCGCCTTCGGTGCGCCGCATGCAGGCACTGCGCGACAGCCGCGAGAAGACCGACCAGCTCGACATGCTCGACCAAATGGAACCGGAGGTAGCAACCGCATGAACGTCTCAACCATCAACGACGCCCAGGAATATCGGGCGAGCATGCAGCGCGCCGCGCTGACATTTCTGCAGCGCCACCAGGGCGAGCACCTGACTGACGATGGCCACCTGTTCGCGCGTGCCGTCAGCTACCTGGTCAGCGGGCTGGACGTGCCGACCTTCATGGCGGACCGCCTGGTGCACTTGGCAATGAGCGAGCTGGAGTGCCGTAAGCGCACCGCGATCGGCATCAGCTATGGCACAGAGGACGCGACTCGCGTAGCGCTGCGGAGTCTTTTTTCGGGCGAATCGGTATTAATCCCCCTTCGCCACCTGCCGGCACGCTTGCAGCCGCCCGCGGCGCCGCTGGCTGCAGCAGCCACTCACTGATCACCCCCTGAATTGACCCAAACCCATGCCCGCCTTTGCGCGGGTAGGGGAAAGTTGCGCCCGAACGGTGGCCCCATGAGTACAGACGTTTCCATCCTAATCCAGCTGAACAGCGCCCAGGCCGACGCCTATCTGCGCTGGCTGACCAGCCAGTACGAGCAGCTGATGGCTGCCTGCTGGTACGACGATCGCTACCGCTACACCCCGCAGGGCGAACGCGGCCCGAAGATCCTGCGCGACCACCCGCACATCGCCGGCCTCAACCGCACCATGCGCGAGCTGGTGAAAGCACGCCAAGGAGCCAAGGCATGAGCACTCACCCAATGCCCGCCTGCGAGGCGCTTGCCGCCGATCCGGCGCGTTACATGTTTAAGCAGCAGCTGGCCGAGCTGGTCGAGGCGCGCGACTACGACGAGAAATTTCGCATGGTCTGCCGCCTCGGCGGCTATCTCAGCGCTCTGCTGGAGGGCGACGTGATCACCTGCGAAGAACACAAGGCGCTACGGGAAGAGATGCACGAATTCGTATGGGGGGCGGCCCAATGAAAGACATGGACCGCCACATCCGCGAAGAGGTGCTGCGCCGGTTCGAGGGCGACTTCGGCCTCAAGCGCCGCGCCGGTACCGACTATATGCGCGGCGGCACCTGCCCGAGCTGCGGCAAGAAGGAGCTCTATTCCCGGTACGACCAGCCCTGGTTCATCAAATGCGGCCGCGAGAGCAAGTGCGGCGAGCAGTGGCACGTGAAAGAGCTGTTCGACGACCTGTTCGATGACTGGAGCAAGCGCGCACCGAGCACCGAGCAGGCGCCGGCCGCGAGCGCCGACGCCTACCTGCAGTTCGCCCGTGGCTTCGACTTGGGCCTGATCCGCGGCTGGTACAGCCAGGAGAACTACTGGAGCCGCGAACTCGCCCAGGGCAGCGCCACGGTGCGCTTCACCCTGGAGAAGGGTGGCTACTGGGAGCGGCTGATCGACCGCCCGCATCGCTTCGGCAAGCAGAAGGCACGCTTCGCCCCCGGCCAGAGCATGAAAGGCTACTGGTGGTGCCCGCCGACCGTGGACCTGCTCGAGGTCGATGAGCTGTGGATCGTCGAGGGCATCTTCGACGCCATCGCGCTGCTGCATCACGAACTCGACGCCGTGTCGGCCATGAGCAGCAACGCCTTCCCGGCCGAGTCGCTCAAGGCGCTGGTCAAGGCTCGCGCCGAGGCCGGTGGCAAGCTGCCGCGGCTGGTCTGGGCGCTGGACAACGAGCCGGGCGCGCATCGCTACACCCGCCGCTGGGCAAAGATGGCCCGCGAGCTGGGCTTTACCTGCGAGGCCGCGCAGATCCCGCAACGCGACCGCAAAGTGGACTGGAACGACCTCCACCAGCGCTGGGCCTTTATCGAGGGCGACGACAAGCGCGCGGAGCAGATCGAGCGCGACCTGCGCGAGGCCCGCTACCACGGCAGCCTGCTGCTGGCCGAAAGCGCGGCGGAGAAGGGCGCGCTGATGTACGAATGGCGCGAGCGCCACGAATTCCACTTCGCGTTCGAGAACCGCCTGTACTGGTTCAAGATGGACTTGGAAAAGTTCAACAAGGCCATGCAGCACCTGGAGGAATCCGAGCGCCAGGAAGATCAGCTGCTGAACGACCGCCAGCGCCGCGACAAGGCCCTGCGCCAGTGCGGCGCGGTGGTGGAGATCGCCAACTGCTACCCGCAGGCGCTGTACTTCCAGCGCAACGAAGTGACGGACGAGTCCTGGTACTACTTCCGCGTGGATTTCCCGCACGACGAGCCGACGGTGCGCAACACCTTCACCGGTGGCCAGGTGGCTGCGGCATCTGAGTTCAAGAAGCGCCTGCTCGGCATGGCCGCCGGCGCGGTGTTTACCGGTACCGGCGCGCAGCTCGACCGCATCATGCGCGACCAGCTCTACGGCCTGAAAACCGTCAAGACCATCGACTACATCGGCTACAGCAAGGAACACAGCTGCTACGTGTTCGGCGACCTGGCCGTGCGCGGTGGCGTGCTCGAGCAGGCCAACAAGGAGGACTACTTCGAGTTCAAGCAGTTGCGCTTGAAGACACTGCAGAAGTCGATCCGCCTGGAGATCGCCCGTACCGACGAGGGCTACCGCGCCGAGTGGCTCGACTGGCTGTGGACCTGTTTCGGCACCCAGGGGATCGTCGCACTGGCGTTCTGGTTCGGCTCGCTGTTCGCCGAGCAGATCCGCGACGAGTATCAGAGCTTCCCCTTCCTGGAAGTGACGGGCGAGGCCGGTGCCGGCAAGTCGACCCTGCTGATGTTCCTCTGGAAGCTGTTCGGCCGCCCGGACGAAGAGGGCAAGGACCCTTCGAAGATGTCCAAGGCTGGCCTGCGCCGCTGGATGGGGCAGGTATCCGGCATGCCGCTGGTTCTGCTCGAGGCTGACCGTAGCGACAACGACCGCGGCGCCGCCAAGGCCTACGACTGGGACGAGCTGAAACCGCTGTTCAACGGCGGCACCCTGGGCGTGACCGGCGTGAAGACTGCCGGCAACGAAACCTACGAGCCGCCGTTCCGCGGCACCATCGTGATCAGCCAGAACGCCACGGTGATGGCCAGCGAGGCGATCCTCACCCGTATCGTCAAGCTGCACTTCGTGCGCCCCGAGGTCACTGCCGCCAGCCGCGCTGCGGCGGACAACCTCAACCACCTGAGCGCGATGGACGTCAGCCACTTCCTGCTGATGGCCGCCCGCGCCGAGGGCAAGGTGCTGGAAACCTTCCGCACCCAGGTGAAGGTGCACGAGCAGGCCCTGCGCGAACTGAAAGAGATCCGCATCGAGCGAATCATCAAAAACCACGCGCAGCTGCTGGCCCTGGTCGACTGCCTGCGGCTGATCATCCCGCTCACCGATCGGCAGCACGCCGGCGCGCAGCGGGAGCTGGTGGCCATGGCGCTGGCTCGCCAGACCGCCGTCAACGCCGACCCGGCCGAGGTGGCCGAGTTCTGGGAAGCCTTCGACTACCTGCAGGGCCTGAGCGAGGACCCGGTGGTCGACCACTCGAAGAAGCCGGACGTCATCGCCGTGAACCTCAACGAGTTCTGCGAGCGAGCCGCCGAGCACAAACAGAAGATCGCCGACATCGGCACCCTGCGCACCCTGCTGCCCAACAGCCGTTCCCGCAAATACCTCACCCACAACAAGGGCGTGGACAGCGCCGTGCGCGCTGCCTTCAACCGCCGTAACCAATGCAGCCAGCGTGGCACCACGGTCAAGTGCTGGCTGTTCCAGAACCCCGACCCGACCGGGCGCGGCAACGCCTGATCGGTTGAGCAACACCCAACCCAAGGAGAAGCACCATGCAAAACGAAAAAACCACCGAGCCCAAGCCGTTTTCAGCACTCAAGGAGGCGCTTTTCTTCCTTGATTACGCCAACGACTCAGTTCTCGAGGCGGAACGCGACCTGGCGAAAGCAAAGCAGGCGTTCGGAGACAAGCTGCGAGCGCTCGGGCCTGTCTGGCTTCAGGCATCCGATGCGGCTGAAAAGATGGGGGAAAAACTGCCAGACGCGTTCCGTGAAGGCGGGCTGCTCATCAGGTTCGACGAGGAAGGTGTAGCGAGCGCCGAACGCTTACCCGACGCCGCCTCGAGCCACACGTTGTACACGCTGGCCAACAAGGCTGGCGAGTAAGCAGACCAACCCAAGGAGAAGCACCATGCAAAAGCATTTCACCATCACCAAAGCAATGCGCGACGAGGTCGCTGACCAGCTGACCGTTAAGGCAGTGGCCCAGCATGGCCCCCGCATCGCCGCGGACCTGGCTGCGCTCAATAAACAGTTTTGGGCTAAGCACATCGCCGCAGTCGAGACACTGCCGGGGCTGAGCAAAAAGCACTGGGCCGAGCTGATTCAGGCGGGGGCGGTCACCGCGACCGCCAGCTGCGAGCCGACCTATATGCAACCACGCAAGGACAACGACCCGAGCGAGCAGCAGCTGGTGACTATCTACAAGCACCGCAACGATGACGCACGCAACGCACTGGTCAGCAAGGTGCTTGGTTCGCCTGAGTTCGCGGGCGTCACCCGCTACCTGGAGCGTCAGCACTACCACAGCCACTGGGTCATCGGCTTGAAGAGCCCGACCGGCGCGGTACCGCGGCTGAACAACATGCGACTGATCACCGACCCGGCGCTGGAATCGCTCGCGCTGCTGATCTGCTCCGAACTTGCTGGTGTGATCGACGCGGCGGTGGCGTTCCGCGCCCAGGCGATGGACGTGCTCCTGGCCTGCCGCACCTCCCGCCAGGTCGAAGACCTGTTCCCCGAGGCAGCCAAGCTGCTGCCGCAGCCGGTGAAAAACGTGAAGGCGCTGGCCCCGTCCGAGCTGGCGGCGAGCGTGCGAAACATGCTCAACCAGGGCGTGCCGCCCGTTGTGGCCCAGGCGTGAGGGTGGCGGCGATGAACCACTACGACGATGACGAGCCAGGCGTCAGCCTGCGCGCCCGGCTGGCCATGACCGGCTGGATCGGCACCGGCCTGGCCGGTCTGCTGACCGCGGCCAACCACCTGCCGGACCTGTTCCTGCTGATCGCACGCTGAAAACAAGAAGGCCCCGGTGAGCGGCAACTCACCAGGGCCTGACCAACCCAAGGAGAAGCACCATGCAAGCACGTACCCCAGAAGTCAGCGCTGAGAAGGCTACCACGGCGGACCTTGATTCAGTTGTCGCCGCCATTCTTCAAGAGAACGGTAACCCGGATGGGGTTGAACTCGAGCCCTGCTTTGTCACCACCCGCCAAGGCATTGCGCCTGGTATCGGTTTCTATACCGAAGACATGGATTACCCGCTGGCTATCACCTTGCCGAAGCTCAAGCAGCTTGTTGAGGCTATCGAGGCGGAGATCGCCAATGGCTGACTTGCGAATTCGCCCAACCATGGCCAGCCAAAGGTTGGTTCTGCCCAGCCTCTGCGATATCTGCGGCAAGGCCCGTTCCACCCGCAAGCATGCCTCCTGCAGCCGCACCCGGCAGCAACGCAAAGCCACCGAGTGGGCCAGCTACATGGCCAATCTCGCCGCCAAGAAAGCCCAGGGAGGCCGCCGTTATGCCCGTTGAAATCCGTACTCGCTTCACCACCGGCACCTACGTGGCCACCGTGCAAGGCGAGAAACGTACCGCCAGCAACACCATCAGCGCCCGACAGGCCGCCGAAGCCATGGCCCGCAAGCTTGGCCTCGACCCCGCGCTGCTGCGCGAGACGCAGCGGGATTTGCTGCGCAGCGGGGTGGAGTTGTTCGTGCATCCGGAAGCACCGAAGACGAAGGAGGTAGTCCATGGGTGACCACACCAGCGCGCAGTGCGATCTTTTCTCTCCCGGGAACATGGCTTCGGTTGCTTGCTTCCCGCCTGCGCCTGCGCTCGTCTCCCATCGCTGGCCATATCCCGGGCTGAGCGGTGAGGACAGCGCGCGCTCTGCGCTCGCGCAATCCGCGCAGTTCGTCGAGGTCATCGCCCCGACGATCAAACGCGCGCATGCGTCGGTGATAACTGACGCCGAGGTGAAGGCTCTGCTACCGGCAGACTGGAAGCACGTCCTCGGCCGCTGGGTGCACGCCTCGCTGGCCAAGTGGCAGGGCGAGCAGCACGGCATCCAGGTTGAGCACGTCAGCCACGGCGATGGTGGATACCACTGGCAGTACCGCATGGCCGATAGCCAGTCCGGGTGACCAGCTGACCTAGAAATCACACCAACCAATTCGAGGCCCGGCAACGGGCCTTTCTCTATTGCTGCGGGTGCGGCGCCGGTACCGTGCCCGCAGGGTTTCGCGTGGGGCCGCATATGGCAGATGGAGTCGAGGTAAGGGGCCGCTCGATCAGGGTCTACTTCCGTTATGAGGGAACGCTGTGCAAGGAGCCGTTCGCCGGCGAGCCAACGCCAGGCAACCTGGAACGGGCGGAGCGGCAGGCGGCGATCATTCGCCACGAGATTCGGGCGGGAACGTTCAACTATGCGCGCTGGTTTCCCGATTCAGCACGAGTAAAGGAGGCGAGCTTCGGCCACTGGATCGATCTCTGGCTGGACATCAAGCGCAACGAGCTCGCGCCGTCGGCGATCAGCAGCCACGAAAGCAAGATCCGTTGCCACATCCGGCGGCAGTGGGCCGATCGGCAGGCCGAGGACATCACGTTCGTGGAGATGCAGCGGTGGGTGCAGAAGAAGCTGATGCCCAAACTGCACAACAAGACGGTGCGCGAGATCGTGGCGATTGTGCGGCAGATCTTTCAGCTGTACCGCACCACGAACCAGGTGGCGTTCGACCCAACGGAGGGCATCGTGATCCGGATGCCGGACGATGAAGAGCCTGACCCGTTCGAGCGCAAGGAGATCGATGCGATCCTCGGTACGCCGTCACCTGGCCGTGAGCAGGAACTGGCCCTGATCAAGTTCATGGTCTGGACGGGGCCGCGGGTGAGCGAGGCGATCGCGCTGGCCTGGGAGGATGTCGACCTGGAGCGGGGCGAAGTGATCTTCCGCCGCGCCCGGGTGCGCAGCGCCTACAAGGTGACGAAGACCAAGCGCTCGACGCGAAAGCTGAAGCTGCTGAAGCCCGCCCTCGAGGCGCTGCGCGAGCAGGCGGAGCGGACGAAGGATCTGCCGGCTGTGGAGATCGAGGTGACGGACCGGGACAACCGGACGGTACGCAAGCAGAACGTGCGCTTCGTCTTCCACAACTCGCACACCGATCAGGCGTATTCAACGGCAGACAACTTGCGCAACGGGTGGTGGAACGCGCATCTCCGGGCGGCGGGTGTGCGCCATCGAGGCCCGAACAACTGCCGGCACACCTTCGCCAGCCAGATGCTCACCAGCGGTGTGGTACCGCTCGATTGGATCGCAGAGCAGATGGGGCACACGTCCACGGCGATGATTCACAAGCACTACGGCACCTGGATCAACGAGGACGCCGCGGACATGACCAGCCTCATCGAGCGACAGCTGAAACTGTAACACCGCTCATTCCCACGCCGAAAACCGCTGGAAGCCCCGTAATTCGGGGCTTTCGGCTATCTACGGTTCCCAAAATGTTCCCATTTCGTTCCCATCAGCCCATCGCGCAGTGCTGCAGGCCAGAAAATACGTGCCTCTATAGTCGGCAGGGGTTGATTTCGAATCTCTGCGCTTCCGCCATCTGAAAACCTGAAGGCCCCGTATTCCGGGGCCTTCAGCGTTTCTGAGGTGCGGAAAATTGGGTGAAAATGTTCCCATATTGTTCCCATCACTTTGATGCAAGCGGCACGGCGAGCCGCCCCTTACGCACGTCGCCGCGTTTTATCTTGACCCATCGAAAACGGGTAATTTTGGTAATTTTCTTGAGCGACACCATGAAAGTCCTTTTTTTTCAGTGGGTTAGGGTTGATTCTTAAAGGTAATTTTTTGGTAATTCATAGGTAATCGACTTACCTAATCTGATGGTCATGCTCCAAAAAGCGCCAGCCTTTTGAAATCAAGCACTTACAGAAAAATTACCTTTTCCATTACCCGAAATTACCTCCAGAGGTAAGCGGTCTAACCCAGCAAATACGGGACCTTCAGCCGTATTCCTGAACGTCCTGACCAAAATTACCCATTTTCGATTTCGCCTCTGAAATCGGTGGGCTTAGAACGCGCGCCGGTTGCTTCAGAAACCGTCCCTCCGCGCAGGGATTCGCAGGGTTGCCCGGCGCCGAAAACGCATCTCCAGCGCGCGGCCTGGGCCGCTCTCGGCCATCCAGCAGGGGTGCGGAAAATGCCATAGGTTTAGCCCGCAGGCGTGGTGGGGGGACGACT